CTGGTCGTTGCCGCTGCCTGCAGGCGTGACTTTCCCTTACGCCCAAGCGAACACGCAGTACGCGGTGCTGTACGACGGCGCAGGGACGCTGGTGGTGGGAGGGCAAGGCGGATCGGATGCGACCGCCACGATCACCGCATCCGGGCAGACGTTTACCGTTGCGACGCCGAGTCAGGGCCTTTCGCTCGACATCACGTCCTCGACCAATGGCAACCACGTGCGCAATGTGCGTGTGGTCGAAGCCTCGCTCCTGCCGAGTTTCAACAGCGGGGCGATTTTTCATCCGAACTTCCTGGCCAAGGCGCAAGGCGCCGGCTGTATCCGTTTCATGGGCTGGCTGCAGGGGTACAAGCAGCTCATTCAGGTGCAGTTCTCTGCAACCCCCGCTGTCGGCGCGACGAGTGCGACGGTTACGGGATTCTACTGGGGCGGCGCGGGGGGGCCTGACCCCGCGATCTGGCACGGCCCGACGGGGACGTACGTGCTCACGTTCTCCGACGGCGAGCAGCGTACCGCCACACTCACCAACGGGGCGTCGACTTGTAACTGGGTATCCGGCGGTGGCGCGCTCACGGGCAGCCAGACGAAGGCCTATGCCTACATGTCGGTGGTGCCTTCCTGGGCGCAGCGCCCGGTGCCGACGCAAGCCTTTTACGGCTCAAGTGACATTCGCGGCGCCCCGATCGAAGTGTGCATCGCGCTTGCGAATGCGCTCAATGCAAACCCGTGGATCACGGTCCCGCTGTTTTATAGCGACGCGGACATCCAGGCCCTCGCCACGCTTGTCAAATCTCTGTTGAACCCGGGCCTCGTCGCCTATTTCGAGCTCAGCAACGAGGTCTGGAACGGCGCCTACTTGGAGCAAGAGGCCGCGCAATTCGCGGGCAAGGGCACTTGGAGCGGCCTGGCCTCCGACTTCGAGTACAACCGCAACTGGTTCGGGATGCGTACCGCCGTCATGGCGGAACTCATCAAGGGCGTCTACGGCGCAAGCTTCTCCTCCAGCGCGGTCGTAGTCCTCGGCGCGCAGGTCGCCTCGACCTATTCGGCGACGGACTCCATGGCGACGCCTGCGTGGACGGCGCCGATTGATGGCTTCACCGGCCCGGCTTCGGCCCACCCGATTGGGGCGATCGCGATTGCGCCGTACTTCCCGGCGAATCTCGCCTCCGACATGAGCACTACCGATGCCGCCAACATCAAGGCGCAGTCGGATGGAGGGCTCAACTACCTGGGACAGCTGCTACGCAGCAATGTGGTGACAGGTGGCAGCGCGCCCGGGACGTACTCGAGCGTCCCGGCTAACGGGTACCTGGGGCAGGCCGAGAGCGAGATCAATGCGTATCTCGCGATCATGCCGAATTACCCCGGCGTGAAACTCGTCGGGTACGAAGGCGGCCAGCAATACGACGGCGGGTTCCCGAGTGCGTCCCCGCTCGGCAATACGCTCATCCAACAGTTCAATCAGAGCGCCGCCATGGGCGGCGCGTACACCGATTTCATCAATTACTGGCAGGTCAATGTGGGGGCAGGTCCCGCAAACGTGCTCAATCTCGTGAATCTGATCGACAACAACACCGGCAACTTCTGCTTCGGTATCTGGGATAGCGTGCAGCAGACGGTGGCGCCTACTAAGGCGGCCGCCGTGGAGGCCTTCATCCCATGACCGCTGTCGTTCAATCGAAGTCGAACCCAAATGCTACGGAAGGCAGCCCGGCGACCTCGTACAACACGCTCCCGACAGTGGGCAATTACGCCATCGTCACCATTGGTGCCAATGGCGATGGTCCGGTCAGCGGTGTCACAGATAACCAGGGGAACATTTACCAGCGCGCCAATCGCGCCTCCAACAGTGGCGGCGGCTTCACCCACACCGATTCGGAACTCTGGTTCGCTCCGATACTAGTCGCGAGCGGGACCGTTACCGTCTCGTTCACGATGACAAACCCCACCGGCGCCCATATTGCAGTGGGCCTGCTTGAGGTCAGCGGGCTGAGCGGGGTGGTCGATGTCACCAATACCGCTCAAGACATCTCCGGTGCGAATACATCCCTGACGGTCACCAACGGCAGTGCGAACGCGAACGCGAGCGAACTCGTGGTCGCGATTATCACCACATCGGGCAGCGGCAATGACTTCACCGTGCCCCCGAGTTCTGGCTACAGCACGCTCACGCTCGCCAGCGCGAACAGTAACGGCGTCTCGAGCAGCTCTGGTTACAAGGTGACCTCTGGGATTGAAAACTCGGCAGCGTCCTGGACGTGGGGCACGGCCGGATTTGCCTCCGCAGTGATCGTGACATTCTTGCCAGCCAGCGTCGCCGCGCCCCCACCGTCCTACCCGATGGCGTCCAGTTACTACATGTGAGCGCCGCATGAACGAGGACGGGACCTATTGCGAGGCGTGGGCGCCGGAAGTCTATGACGATGGGCGCGAGACGGCGCAGAGCGCGCCGGTGCGCGAGGATGCGCCGCGCCGCTATGTTCGCCGCGCTCGTCAGAAGCGTGTAATCATTCGTTCGCACCGCGCGCGACGCCCTGACCGTCAGTGGCACGCGCCGATGCGTGCGCAAGCTCCTCCGCAGCGCTAACCCATGAGCCTGCTGGACGTTGGCTATGGCGAGATGGAGGGCATTGAGGAAGCCCAGACCTACGCCGAACTACTCTTCGATGATGCGTACCAGCAGTCGAATCAGCCCTCTCTACCGGCGGACATCGATCAGGACTGGGAAGATCCGCAGGCGCCCATCGAGCTGAGCGATGCGTATCAGCAGTCCGAGGCCGTCCTCCGTGCGATAGAGACGGATCTTGAGTGGCCGACAGAGGATCTTGACAGCGACGTTGAACTCACGGCCGATAGCGGTCCCGTCGTGGCGAATGTCGCGCAGCTCGCCCGCGCGAATTACGCTGAAGAGGCCGAGCAGGAGCCGGAGGCACCTTACGACGTCATCGTCCTCGATGATGCGTACCAGCAGGTTCAGGGCTCCGCGCAGGGCAACGACGACGTTGCCGAGCGGCAGGACTTCGAAGACGAAGAAGACTTCTTCGATCACTTCAGCAACGAAGACCAGCCCGCGGTCGTCGATGATTCGTGGACCGACTGGGACGAGCCCTACGTTGAAGACGGGGTGCCCGATGAGCTGCAGCGCGCCGATGTCGCACAGCTCGGCCGCCCGGTTGATTCTGAGCCCTGGGACTTTGACCCACAGGAAGATGCGGAATACCCGCCCGATGAGTTCGCGCTCATCAACCAGCCCGCGCCGCAGGGTGCGCTGGATGATGCCTGGAGCGATTGGGACGAGGGGTATGTCGAGGACGGCTTCGACACCGATTTGCGCTTGGGCGATGTCGTCGATGGCGTAGCGGACCCCTGGAGCGATTGGGACGAGGCTTACGTTGAGGACGGCGCCCCCGACAGCAGCGCGATCGACGACGGCGCACGCTGTCCGGATGATCTCGATATCGAGTTGGGCGAGGAGTACGCCGAAGATGGCGTGCGCGACGGCGAAGTCCTCATCGACATCACCAGCGTCACGGTCACCTTCGATGACCCGTGGACCGACTGGGATGAAGCCTACGTCGAGGACGGGACACCCGATGAGGATGCCCGCGGCCCCGATCCGCGCGATGCTGACCGTGATGTCGAGCAATGGGATCTCACGGCCGAAGATACCGAGCCGCTGCTCGATGACACACCCGTCGCGGACTCGCCCGGCCCGGCGGAAGATCCGTGGACCGACTGGGACGAGCCGGCCGTCGAGGAACTCATCACCGATGAGATTCTCGGCACCAACGCACCGCCCACCCTCGAGGATCCGTTCAGCGAGTGGGATGAGTCCTACGTCGAGGAGGGCGTTGCCGATGAATTCCAGCTGCTCGACCCGCTGCCACCGCAGGTGGAAGACGCCTGGGACTGGAGCGAGCCGCAGCCCGATGATCTCGACTGGGGCGCGCAGGATGAGTACGCCCTCATCAACGTGCTGCCGGTCGATCCGGTGCAGCCGAATGATGAAGCCCTCGACTGGGCCGTACAGGAATCTTATGACGGCTGGGAGGACGACTTTGCCCTTGTGGACTTCACGCCGCCCATGCCGCTGAACTTTGCCGACATCATTTGGGTACGCGCGCCGCAATCGGCCCAGCCATTGGCTGCCGGGACGCTTCCCAGCGGCACGTTCTACCAGAGCGTCGGCGACAAGCTGTGGTACGGCATCGTCTGGGCAGACTGGCTGGCGAACCGCTGGGAATGCAACACGCCCGTCACGGTTGGACAGACCCTGCGGCCCACGGTCGCGACCGGCTATCAGTACGTGTGCAGCCAGGCCGGGCAAACCGGCGCCAATGAGCCAGCATGGCCGACGTACCTCAGCGGCAGTGTGCTCGATGGCAGTGCGGTGTGGACGGCCACGACGCTCGACGAGACATCCCTTGAGGACACGGTAGTGACGTCCAACTGGGTGGCCGATAGCCCGATTGCGCTCTCAGGTGCATCCAAGACCGACACCATGGCCTTCGTGCTCATCGATACGTCGGCGTGCTCCGCCGGAACCGATTACAACGTGACCGATACGATCGACACGACCGACACGCAGCAGAAAGTCGGGAAGCTTCTGATCAAGGTGCGCTGATGAGTGGCGATTCGGTTGACCAAGCGCCGGCGCCCGCAGCCCCGCCGCTCTCGGCGTACATGAAGCTGCGGCCGCGCCTGCGACGCTTCGTCGATGCCTACGTCGCCTGCGGCATCGCCTCCGAGGCGATCCGCCGCATCGGCTATCGGGGGCGCGGCGAGCCCAAGCAGGCCGGCTGGAAGCTCGTCCACAAGCCTGCCATTGCCGCCGCCATTGCCGAGCGCGAGTTGCAGGCGGTCGAGGCGGCCAGGGTCCAGCACTGGGAGACACTGCGCCAGATCAAGGCGCTGAGTGAGTCCGACATCCGTCGCTGCTTCGGTATGGACGGCGAGCTGTTGCCGATTGAGCAACTGCCCGCAGAGATCGCGGCCAGCATCGCCAGCATCGAAGTCGAGGAGATCTACGAAGGTCGCGGTGAGCAGCGCCGCGCCGTCGGCCAGTTGAAGAAGATCCGGCTCTGGTCCAAGCCCGATGCCCTGAAGCTGCGCGCGCAGGTCCAGCGTCTGATGCCGCAGCAGTACGAGTTGAGTGGCCCCCACGGCGCGCCGATCCCGCTTGCGGCGATGCAAGTGACGCCCGAGCAGCTGGCGGAAGCTGCGCGCAGTGTCCGAGACAAGGTTTAGCGTCGCTGAGCGACTCGTCGCCATGGAGGCGGCTCGGCAGGACCTGTACTGGTTCAGCCGCTGGATGTTTCTCCAGCGCCGCGGGTTCAGGTGGCTGCAGGGGCCGCACCACCCGCAGGTGGCCAATGCGCTCATGCGCGTCTACCGCGGAGAGTGCAAGCGGCTCATCATCAACGAGCCGCCTCGGTACTCGAAGACGCAACAGGTCACCGATTTCGTGGCCTGGTCGCTCGGCAAGGTGCCGGATGCGGAGTTCATCTACACCAGTTACAGCGGCCGACTGGCAGCGGGAAATTCCTGGCAAACGCGCGAGTTAGTGGCGCATCCGGCCTATCAGGAAGTCTTCCCGGCGGTCGAGCTCCGCCAGGACTCCCAAGCACGGGATGAGTGGCGCACGACGGCGGGAGGATGCGTCTACGCGGCTGGCGCCGGCGGTACGTTGACCGGCTATGGGGCCGGTAAGATGCGTCCCGGCTTCGGCGGCGCGTTGATTCTCGATGACATCCATAAGGCGGACGAAGCCCGCTCGGATGTGATCCGCGAAGGCGTGCTCGAGTGGTTTCAGAACACGCTCGAGAGCCGCAAGAATTCGCCGGAGACACCGATCATCGTGATCATGCAGCGCTTGCACGAGCACGACTTGGCGGGGTGGTTGCTTGACGGCGGAAACGGTGAGCAGTGGGAATCGCTCATCCTGCCCGCGATCCGCGAGGACGGTACGGCGCTCTGGCCGGAGAAGCACACGCTCGCGACTCTGCAGCAGATGCAGGCGGCCGCCCCCTATACCTTCAGCGGCCAGTATCAGCAGCGTCCGACGCCGCCCGAAGGCGGCATTTTCAAGCCCGACCAGATTGCGGTGTATGAGGCGATCCCTGTCGGGACGCGCTTCGTGCGGGGCTGGGATCTGGCCGCCTCCGAAGACGACGGCGACTGGACCGCAGGCGGAAAGCTTGGGCTCATGCCCGATGGCCGCTGGCTGATCGCCGACATGCGGCGCTTCCAGGGGCGTCCCGAGGAAGTCGAGGCCGGCATCGTGAATGCCGCCACGAGCGATGGCACAGAAGTGTCAGTCGAACTGCCGCAGGACCCGGGCCAGGCCGGCAAGGCGCAAGTGGCCTACCTGACCAAGCAGCTCGCCGGCTTCACCGTGCACTCAAGCCCCGAGTCGGGCGATAAGGTGACGCGCGCCGAGCCGTTCGCTGCCCAAGTGAACGTCGGCAACGTCGCGATGCTGCGCGCTCCCTGGAACGATGCGCTGGTCGCCGAGATGCGGCTCTTTCCGAACGGCACCTACGACGACCAGATTGACTGTCTCTCGCGAGGGTTCAACGCGCTGACCGGCGCCGGAACGTGGGCCTTCATCGGCGTCTAATTCTCAGGAAGGTCATGCAGCGATTGCGTTCCCTCATTCGCGCGATCGGGCGCGCGCCGACGCGGGCCTATGCCGCAGTGCCGGTGCAACGCCCATTCTGTGCCTCGCTGCGACTGCTTGAAGCGCTCGTGAGCTTCGTGCCATTTCTCGCCTCCTGGTTGCTCTGCGCGGTCTACCGCTCCGTGCTGCTGGGCTGGACGGTTTCGGGCATGGATGCCCACGATAAGCGCAAGGCGCTCAACGATCTGACAGGGCGCCATGAAAACGCCAGCTGAGGTCCTGGCCGCCGGCCGATTGCGCAAAGAGCCGCAGCGCGACTCGACGCAGTACGCGCGCTTGATGAACATCGGCGGCTGGCAGCGCCTCGACAAGCGGCCGCTGATCAAGCCGACGCCTGCGAACCTGCGCATGTTCGGGAAGACCCCCTATGCGCGCCGGGCCATCAAGCGCATCAAGGATGCGATCGCGAATCTCTCGTGGGAGGTCGCGCCGAAGCCGAAGATTGACCTCAACTCAGTGCTGAAGAAGCAGGTCGATACGGCGACCCATTGCCTGCAGCAGCCGAACCGCGATGACAGCTTCCGCTCCTTCTGCGAGCAGATCCTCGAAGATATCCTGATCAACGGGGCGGGCTGCTACGAGCACCAGATCGGAGGCAACGCCCAGCGGCCCCTGTACGCGTGGCCGGTCGATTCGATGTCGATCCAGATCAACGCCATGTGGGATGGCAATGATCGGGAGCCGCGGTACTACCAAACACTCGGCTACGGGAACATCGGCGGCGTCCAAGGTAAGCCACTACGCAATAGCGAACTCGTCTACATCCGTCAGGATCCGACGACGGAGAACCCCTTCGGCTTAGGGCAGCTTGAGGTCGCCTTCGCCGCGATCAACCGCAAGCTCGGGGTCGCCGATTACGCCGGCAAGCTCGCCAGCAATGCGCAGCCGGAGAACATCGTCGTTTTTCCCGGCATGAGCCAGGAGCAGATGCTCACGCTGCGGCAGTGGTGGCGCAACGATATCGAAGGGCAGGGGCAGATGCCGTTCATGGCCTCCCCGGGCACCACGACGCAGAAGCCGGAAGTGCTGAAGCTGCACGCGACCGATGACAAGTCACTCTTCATCCAGTACCAGGAACTGCTGATCCGCGAGATCGCAACCTCGTTTGCTCTGAATCCGATGTGCCTCGGCATAGCGCACGATGTCAACCGTTCTACCGCCGAGGTAGTCGATGACATGGACTGGGAGAGCGCCATCGTCCCGATGGCGACGTTGCTTTCGGCCTACATCACGCGCGAGACGATCGAGGACTTACTCGGTTATTCGCAGCTAGAGTTCCACTTCCTCGGGCTCAAGCGCGATGACAAGAAGGCCGAGGCTGAGATCTACAAGCTCGAGTACACCAACAACGCCTCAACCCCGAATGAATATCGTGCGCGCAACAACCAGCCGCCGATGGACGGGATCTGGGGCGATATGACCTACGCCGACGCGCAGATTGCGATCATGGCCGCCCGCGGCACCGGCGAGATTGATGACCCCGATCTTCCACCGCCTCGAGCGCCCGCAAAACCGAAGGGTAGCGCGAAGGGCACATCGAAGCAGGAGTGAACCATGTCCGAGATTGACGTCCACACGACCGCCTTTTCGCAAGGCAGTGCCGTGCCCCAGCAGCAGGACCGCCTTCGCAACTACGTGGCGTATGCAGTGGCGAATGGATCTGGCGCCGCCGGCGCGACCGTGACGGTCGCGGTGACGGTGCCCGGAGCGCCATTGCCCTCCAACGGCCAGTATTTTGTGGATTACGACCTGCCGGCCGATTACACGGTGTTCACCACCAATAAGACCGCCGCCGGCTTCACGGTCAATATTCAGCCGCGCCTCGCCGCCAACAGCGTCGCCGCTGGCACATTCAACCTCTGGGTTACCTGGTAAGTCGGGCGACTCGCGTTTTCGATCTTTCCCCGCAGGAGTAGATGTCCATGGCCGTTAAATCACTGCTGAACGAAACCATCCTGACTGCCGAAGAGGCCACGGTTGCCGCCGTTAGCCCATTCGAGGACGCACAGGGACGCATTACCGCCTCCTATAACACCGTGTGTCAGCTGATCAAGGACCTCACGTACGTCAATGCCAATATGCCGGCGGGCACCAACAAGACGAATCTCGCCACCGTCATCGCGGCGCTGAGCGCGTAATGGCGCGCGAGAACCGCGAGCCGGCGAGCGATCGTAGGGCGCCGCCGGCCGGTGGTTCATTCATCGCAGCGATGGAGGCCGCTTCTCGGCAGGCTGATGACCCGATGACTGCTGCATTGCTATACGAGATCGCTGTGGCTGCAGGGGGCCTCAAGCAGAAGACGAGTGCAGCGCAGGAGCGGTTGCCGTCGTCGATCGCTACGGTAGTGGCATCTCTGCATCAGATGTTATAATTCCAAGTGTGCGCAGCGCCGTCTACTGGATAAGAAACACTACCAACGGCAAGGTCTACATCGGATCGAGCGTGGACGTACAGACGCGATGGCGTCAACATCGCTCGGATCTGAATTGCGGGCGTCACCATTGCATCTCTTTGCAGAGAGCATGGTTGAAGTATGGCCGCGATGCGTTCGAGTTCTTGGTCATCGAGGATGTCCCTGACATCGAATGCCTGCTCCAGCGGGAACAGGCCTGGATCGATAGGCTGCGGGTTCAAAAACGGGGGTACAACGTCGCGAGTTTCGCGGTGGCTCCCATGCGCGGGCGCCATCACACGCCAGAGGCGATTGCTAAGCAGAGAGTGGCGCAGACGGGCAAGCCACATCCGCTGTCGCCCGAGGCAAGGTCGCGGGCCGCCGCGCGCCTGCTTTTACGGCCTATGGTAAGGCCGGCCGAAGCGACAAGGAGGATGGCGGCGGCTCTACGCGGGCGAACTTTGTCGCCGGAGACTCGCGCCAAGATGTCCGTGGCGAAGCAGCTACCCCGCAAACCACTACCGCTAGCGACACGAGAGAAGTTATCCAAAATCCAGTCCGCACGTAAGAAGGGCGCTGAACACATGGCGGCACTACGCGCCGGACATAAAGCATGGCTAGAGAGACGACCAAATGGCACTGACAAAGGATCAGCGGGATGAGCTACCTGATAGCGCATTCGCTGTGCCTGAAACCCGTGACCTGCCAATTCATGATGAGCGCCACGTGCGCATGGCCTGGTCGCAGGTTGATCGGACCCGAGGCCTGAGCAAAGAGCAGCGCGCGCACGCGCGCACCCGGATCCGAACGCGCGCCCACGAACTGGGGATTGATACAACCGACTGGGACTTGCGCGCCGTCAGTTTCACGCTCGAGGCAATGTCTCTGGCGCTGCCGGAAGTCGAGGATCACCCGAACAGGATGCCGTTCTCCGGCGTTCTGACGCGGGTCGATGAGCCTTCCGATGAGCCCCCCGGAGGGGCAGACGGGAAACGGGTGCTGATCCCGAAGGCCGTCGCTGAACAGGCCCTGCCGACGCTTCTCGGCATGGCAATTGATTACACCGATGATTTCGACGGGCACAACCACCGCGCCAAGATCGGAATCATCACTGAAGCGACTATTGAAGGAAACGCGATCCGTATCGCGGGCTTCCTGTACGCGAGCGATTTCCCCGAGGAATGCGCGCGCATCCAACAAGAGAAAACCCGACTTGGATTCTCCTACGAATGCAAGGTCGCTATCTCTGATAAGGGTGCCGACCCCTGGGTGGTCAGTCGCATCGTCTTCACCGGTGCTGCCCTGCTCTACAAAGACAAGGCCGCCTATCACTCCACTTCATTAGCGGCCCGATCGGCTGCGGAGAACGAAGTTATGGATCCGAAAGATATGAAAGCCCTCACCGACTCTATCGCCGCGCTGGGCAAGAGCCTCGGTGAGGTTCAGAAGACCGTCGATGCGAACGCGAAGGAAGTCGCGACGCTCAAGGCCGGGAAGGGCTCCTCGCTCGCAGGCCCCATTATCGACCAGGTGACCCCGCACGTGGGCGCGCTGAATGCCGCCGCCGATGCGATGGAGTGCGCGGGCATCGGCTCACACCCGACGCTCGGACATGCCGCGCATGTACGCCGCGTCGCGGGTCATCTGCTGCAGGCAGCCGTCGCCGGTCATCTGCCGCAGATCTACCGCGATCACAACTACCTCGAAGCTGTCGGGACCGATAAAGGCGGCGCGAACGAGGCGGCTGTGCGTGCGGCAAACGAGAAGGCGGAGAAGCTGGAGAAGGAACTCGTTGCGATGCGAGACACGCTAAACGGTCTGAACACACAGATCTCCGATCTGCAGGCCACGGCGAAAAAGCAGGCGGAGGAGCCCCAGCGCAAGACCGAGCGCAGCGCGCAGGCTGTCGAGCTGCTCAGCAAGTTCGATATCAAGGCCAGCGAGGGCGAGACGATCACGGCCGAGGCCGCCGATAAGGCGCTTGAGGCCGCAGGCGTCAAGGGTACGGCTGCCATCGCAGCCAAACTCAAGCTGCGGTCCGCAGGAGTGCTCGCCTAAACCGTCTCTCATCGTTTTGCGAAGAAGCCGCCCATGAGGCGGCTTTTTTGTGCTCGCCAATTGCAGGAGTGTTCACATGTTGACTCAGAAGCCCCAGGTCATCGACTTGACCGCTGCGGCAGACTTCCTCGGCACCGGATCGGTGGAAGTGCCTATTTTCGAGAAGGAGATCATGGATCTCGTCCGCCGCAGCTCCGTCGCGCTGCAGCGGGTTACGCAAGTACCCGCGACCGGCCATCCGCATCGCTACTTTGAGCAGACCGCAATCGCTCAGGCAGCCGCTGTCGATCCCCGCAGCATCAGCGCATCGGCGACCGGCCCGACCCGCGTTGAGCGGCCGGTCTTTATCAAGGCCGCTACCGGTCAGAGCAACCTTTCGCTCTTCGACAAGGATGTGACCGAGCAGCAGGGCCAATTTGCCTCAGTGGTCGCCAAAGACATTGAGGACATCATCAGCGGTATCGAAGTGCTGCGCGCCCAGATGCTCTGGGCTGGCACGGACACATCGCTCGTGGCTCCGACGACTCTGCAGTGGATGGGCGGCCTCGCTCAGATCTCCCAGGAGTTCACGGTCGCCAGCGGAAGCTCGATCATCGACGGCATCAAGACTGCCGTCGCCACGATAGTAGCCAACCAGCAGTTCGTCGCGCGTCCGTCCGCGGTTTACGTGAATCCCCTGCTGGCCGATTACATCGATCAGGAGGCGAAGGCCTCGCGCATCACGCTCGACAGCATGGAAGTCGTGGCAGGTGTCAGCGTAGCGGCCATCAGCACGCAGGTCGGGAAGCTGCCTATTGTGGGCGACCCATACATGCCGACCTGTCCGGCCTCGACCGCGCAGTACGGGTTCAGTGCCACGCCGGCGGGGTTGAAGGGCTACTATGCGGCCATCTTGATGGAGAAGGAAGTCGAGATTCCGGTGATCTCGGGCAAGGAATACAACCCGAATCCGCGGCTCTTCCAACTCGGCCTGACTGGCAACCTGGCGGGTCAGTTTCTGGGGATCAAATTCGATGCCGTAGTGTTCAAGGGCGCGAACTACGCGCACGCCGTCGTGCAGGTGATTCGCCCTTGATGGTGAGTTGAGTTAGGGTAAAATGGCGAGGCCCGACGGGTGGTGGTACACCTGTCGGGCCTCTCACCACCTTTCCGCTTTAGTGAGCGATTGATGGCTGTTTCGGAGTATAGCCGTTGCACGTGCTGCGGCCAGACCAAGCCTAAGACAGAATTTTACAAGCGAGGCGATTCGGACCGCCTTCGCAGCCATTGCAAGCGTTGCATCGAGACCCGCACTGACAATGAAGCGCGGAGGGCCCGAGCAGCCGCATGGCACGCCACCCATCCTGAAAGAGCGGCTGAATTAGCCAGGAAGTGGCGCGCACGGCATCCGGAATATGGCGCGCAGCGCTGGGCCCGCAATCGGGACCAGCTTCGAGCGGCCGGCCGAGCAGTGTATCAACGGCACCGCAAGGTACGGATCGCCAAGCAAGTCGTGCGTGACCGAACGCGCCGCACTGAGATTGCCGCGTACCGAAGACTATGGTGGCAGGGGAATCCCGATAAGGCTGCTGAATACCGCAACCGCCGGCGGGCCGCGAAGCGCCGAGCTGGCGGCCACTACATTGCAGAGGACATTCAAGCCCTTTTTGAAAAGCAGCGCGGGCTGTGTGCTTACTGCCGAGAGCCCTTGCACAGGTATCACGTAGATCACGTCGTGGCTTTATCGAAGGGCGGAACTAATTGGCCGGGCAACCTATGTCTGGCTTGTGGGCCTTGTAATTGTTCGAAGCGTGCTAAAGATCGGGACGAGTTCATGAGAGAGCGCGGGTTCGCATAGCCGCCTCGGTGCTCATCAACCTTCTGACAGGCCGCCTCCCGCGCGGCCTTTTTATTTCTGGAGAACGCGATTGAAGATCTACAGCGCATCGATGTACGGCAACGGCACTCTCTTCGTCACCCCTGGCTCGGAGCACCCCGAGAATATCGATTGGGTTAAGGTGTCCACGGATGCTGAAGGGCGCACGGTACGGCAGCCCATCCAATTCGCGGTGAAGTTCCGCAACGGCGAAACGGAGGTGCCGGACGGCCTAGGGCGCTACCTACTCGACAAGAAAATGGCCAGTGCCTCAAGGGTGATCGTGCCCACTCCGCCGACTTTGCAAGTCGTGGAGGGCCCGAAGTACGCCAAGCCGATTCCGGTGGGGCGCCCGCTGGCTAATGCGGGTGGCGCGGCATGAATCCGGCCCAGGTGTTCCTCGCCAACAATTTCTCGGGCGCCGGTCCGACCTCACCCGTTTTTTTTCCGGGCGGCACTGCCGCGTTCGAATGCAATACGCCGACGGGCGCCACGACCGCAACCCTGCAGAAGCTGGGGCCGGATGGCGCCACCTACGAGACGGTAGGGGCCCCCACGACCGTCTCGGCCGCTGCATTCGTCCAGGGGCTCAATTTGCCCGCGGGCGTTTACCGAATGACCTTTGGGGCCTCCGTCACCGCCTTCTTCGCCACGCTTTCGGCATCCCTCGACTGAGATGCCTTCGCAATACCTCACGCTCAGTGAGGCGCCGGTCTACGGCCTCAAGAGCGTGACGGATGCCCAGATTTCGCAAGCCTCGACGCTGATCGATGCGTATCTGAAGCGCCCAGAGGGGCTGGTGTGGGCACCGGATTCCACCGGCACGCCCTGCTATATGACCACGCCGGTGGCCCAGGCCAGCTTTACCCTCGCACAGGCGATTGCGCCCGGTGCCACGGTCCCTGTGACGCTCACCGGGCCCACGGGGATCCTGGCGGTCGGGGATGTACTGATCCTTGACCGAAAGAACACCGCGCTGACTGAGGCGTGCGTGGTGGCGACCACAGTCGGTGCCACGAATCAGCTGTCGATCACTTTCCAGAACGTGCTCAACGCACATGCGCAAGGCGCCACCGTGGAGCTCGGTCTCGTGATCGAGGAACAGAAGTACATGCCGAGCAATCGGCCGCTGACCTTCCTCTCGCGCACGCCGCTCATGAACGTGACTTCCGGCGTGGGGCGCTATGGGTACGGCCGGCGCGGCGACTCGGCGAACTACAACATGGAGCAGTTCAACCTGCTCGCCGCCGTCAACAAGTTTGGCGGCCCACCGGTGTGGGAACTCTTCCAGTCCTCTTTGTCGAGCAGCTGGGACGTACAGACGGGGCAAGTCTGGGTGCCGGCCGGGATCATGCTGGCCTACTACAGCGAGGTGAAGCTGCGATACGTGGCGGGATTCCCCGCAGGGTCTATTCCGGCATCGGTAAAGTTCGCCTGTGCGCGCCTCATCCAAGCGATGCAGGCCACCCCTTCAACGGGCAACACCAAGTCGCTCAAGGCGGGCGATACGAGCCAAGCCATGTTTACCGCCTCAGTGCTCGATGAGGACACCAAGGCCTCGCTGCAGCCATATGCCGCGCGGTTGTTCGTGTGAGCTTTACCTACCCGCGCCTCATTCGCATCGATCGGCCGCACGCAGAAGGGGTTTACGGCGCCGTCGGATATCGCGGGCAGACCGAGACCGACGAGGGGTGTATTGCGAGAGACCTTCCGGCCTCAGTGCAACTGCGCCGAAGCAGCGGCAAGCCGGACGCGCATCTCCCCGGGGATGCGAAACTGTCCAACTGGCGGATCTTGCTGCCACTCGGGGTGATCGATGCCAGCAAGGTGCACACGCGCGATATCGTCACCGACGATGCGGGTGAGCGCTACCAGATCGATGCGGCGTACATGACGAGCCTCGGGCTGCAGATTGCCGCCGAACGTCTGGAGACCTGAGAGCCGCCATGGCCGACCTGTCGGATGTGAGCAATACGCTCGTCGCACTGATCGCGAGCGTCCTGTATCCCAACGGTTCGTCCAGACCCTCAGCGCTTGGAATCGATGCGCGCATCTTTGTCGGCTGGCCGCTCCCCGCCCAATTGGATGCGGACCTGGCGAAGAATGTGTGCCAAGTCTCGGTCTATCCGTCAGCGATGAACCGCAACACCACGCGCTACATGGATCAGTGGCAGCCGGCGAGTGTGAATACACCGACGTTGGCACTCACCCTCGCGGGGCAGACGGTCACGGTCAGCGGGACAGTCCCGCCGGCCAACAATCCGCACAACCTGGTCATGTTCGTGGGCGGCGTGCCGTATGTCTATCAAGCCGTTCCCAGCGACACGCTGGCGAGCATTGCTGCGGCTCTCGCCGCACAGATTAATGCGGCGGTCCCCGGGACCAGCAGCGCCGGACCGGTGATCACCGTCCCGGCTCCGGCCGAGATCAACACAGTGCGCGTCGGTGTCACGGGCACCGGCGTCATGGAGATTCGGCGCCAAGAGCAGCTCTATCAAATCGGCATCTGGGCGCCCACGCCGACGGCCCGCGATGCGATTGCGAAGGCGATCGACCCAGTGCTCGCCTCCACCTTTCGATTGACCTTGCCGGATGGCTCTTCATGCCGGCTGATCTGGAAGAACAGCCTGCAGTCCGATCAGGCCCAGAAAGCGAACCTGTATCGACGCGATCTCTTCTACAGCGCTGAGTTTCCGACCTTGGACACCGAGACCGAAACGCAGATCACGCAGCAGCAGCTGAACACGGGGGTGGCCATCGCGGGCGTCTACCCCACGCAGCCGGTGACGACGATTTACGAATAGCCGCGCCGTCCGATTCCACCCCACGCAGCAGGCCGCCTTCGGGCGGCCTTTTTCGCTCTAGGAGCCTCGAATGCCGATCTCACAGGCTGGCAGCATCAATACAACGGCGCTGGTCGTCCCGAATCTTTACGTCCAGATCCAGCCGCCGCAGACTCAATTCCTCAACGGCGTGCCGACAAACGTCGCCGGCATCGTCGGCACGGCGACCTGGGGGCCAGTCAACAGCCCGACCACAGTGGGGAACCCGGCGCAGTACGCCTCTATCTTCGGCCCCGTGCAGAACCGCAAGTACGATGCGGGCACTTGCCTGAATCTGGCGGTCTTGCAGGGCGCGAATAACTTCCGGGTCGTGCGGGTCACTGACGGCACGGATACCGCAGCCCAGGCGCTCGTGCAGACGAGCTGCATCACCTTCACGTCCAAATACACCGGCTCCTTCGGCAACGGCATCACGGTGTCGGTCACCAGCGGCTCGCAGATCGGCACCTTCCGCGTAGTGGTCGGTGCCCCCGGCCTGGTCCCGGAGGCCTTCGACAACATCGGCTTCGGTCTGTCGGCCAATGCGCTCTGGGTGGCCATTGCCAACGCCATCAACAATGGCACGACTGTGCTGCGCGGACCCTCTGCGATCGTGACGGCCGTCGCGGGCGCCGGGATTGCCGCCCCCGTGACAGCGACATACAACCTGGCGGGCGGCACGGATGGCGCCGCGAGCATCACCGGGGCCGTCCTGGTGGGCACCGATACCGCCCCGCGCAAAGGCATGTACGCGCTGCGCAATACGGGCGTCAGCGTGGCTGCGCTCGCCGATTGCGATGACAGCACCACTTGGTCCACGCAGATCGCCTATGGGCTCTCCGAAGGCACCTACATGGTGGCCACGGGCCCTGCAGGCGACACCATCGCCAATGCCATTGCGACCAAGGCCTCGGCGGGGATCGACTCCTACGCATTGAAACTGTGCTTCGGCGACTGGTTATTCTGGCTCGACACCACCAACAATCTGCTGCGCCTGGTGAGCCCCCAGGGGGCATTCCTCGGGATGCTGGCGAATCTCTCGCCCGAGCAGAGCTCCCTCAACCAGCAGATGGAAGGGATCGCGGGTACTCAGAAGAGCTTCGCGAACCAGCAGTACGCGGACGCCGACCTGCAGCAGCTCGTGAGCGCCGGCATCGACCTGATCACGAATCCGGTACCGGGCGGCGCGTACTTCGGCGCCCGTGTGGGCCACAACTCAAGCTCCAATCCGCTCATCAACGGGGACAACTACACCCGGATGACGAACTACATTGCGAGCACCATCAATGCCGGAATGGGGCTCTTCATCGGCCAGCTGCAAAGCGCCTCCGTCCGAGCTCAGGCGCTCGCCACGCTCTCCGCTTACTTCGATAACCTGCAGCAGCAGGGAATGATCGGCGACCCCAACGGTGCGCCGGCCTACAGCGTGGTGCTGGATGCCACGAATAACCCGCAGTCGCGCGTTGCGCTCGGGTACATGCAGGCAGATGTGAAAGTTGAGTATCTCGCGGTGATCGAGAAGTTCCTGGTCAACATCCAGGGCGGTACTTCGGTGCAGATCACCCGTCAGTCGGTCGCGCTCGCCTAACACACAACACCCTTCGTCGCTCACGTAGCCGCCCGCGAGGCGGCTTTTTCGTTTCTGGAGCACCCACATGCCTTTGAACGGCTTTAGTATCGGTAGAGACGTCACGCTAAACATCGTGACGGGCTCCGGTCCCCTCAGTCTCAATCTCATCACCGGCTTCCAGTCCAAGCAGGACACGGTCGAGGAGAAGATCAAGGGGCTGGATGGGGTTACGCGGCATGTGCGCTTCTTCGATGCCTGGAGCGGCCGCTTCACGCTCGAGCGTCAGGACAGCACCCTTGATGACTACTTCTCGCAGCTCGAGGCGAACTTCTACGCAGGCCTCAACGAGCAGCCCGCGACACTCACCGAGACAATCACCGAGGTGAATGGCAGCGTCTCGCAGTACCGCTACCTCGGCGTACTGCTCAAGTACGATGACGCTGGCGAGTACCGCGGGGATACGAGCGTGAAGCAAACGATGTCCTTCATCGCCTCGCGGCGTGTGAAGATCGCATAGGAGTCAGGCCATGGCAGACGTCAAACTCAAACTCGCAGAAGCGCCCCCCTCGCAGCAGGTGGTCGCGAAGGCCATGCAGACGGTCAGCGTCGTCGATTCGACGGGCCGCACGCTCGTCCTGCGCAAGCCCGGGGTACTCGCGCAGTACCGGCTGATTGAGGTGATCGGCGAGGCGAACGAGCGCTACATCAACATGGTATTGCCGATCATCTATCTTGCGGAAATCGATGGCGATCCCGTCGTGATGCCGGTCAAGAAGAGCGAGGTCGAGGCTCTGATCCAGCGGCTGGATGATCCGGGGCTCGAGGCCCTCGCGAATGGCCTGCTGGAGCATTTTGCCGTCTCGACGCCGGAGGCTGACCGGCTCGCGGTAAAAAAATAGCCACGGCCACGCCGATCAAGGAGTGTCTGTGGCTCGTGCACAATGGCGTTCCGTTTGATGTGGCCTTCGCGCTCGATGAGATCACGCGCGCCGCTTGGTCGATCATCTGCTCAGAGTTCAACGGCTCGAAGTTCAACTGGCGCACCATGTCCTGGGAGCAGCCGGAATGAGTACGATCGGCGAGCCGCTCGAGACGCTCACGCAGGGCAACGAGATCGGGCTCAGAGTCCTGAGCCAGCACGTTACGCAGGAATTTCACAGCGTCCAGGCCTTCGCCTTGCATCTGCTCGCTGCGGAGGCGATCTGGCGTACGCAGCGCAAGCACGCGCTGAATGCCGCTGCGGATCTGATCAAGAAAGACGCGCGCGCCCAGATCGGCGAGTACCAAGAGGCCATTGGTAACTACCCCGCTTGGGCGGAGCTCGCCGAGAGCACTGAAGACGAGAAGGCGCGGCTGGGCGCGCCGGCCGATGCCCCTCTGCTGCGCTACGGCGACCTGCAGAAGAGCTTCCGCAGCGAGCTGGAAGGCGATGAGACGGTCATCGTCGGGTCGACCGATCCCGTCATGGAGTACCACGAGTTCGGCACGAGCAAGATGCCTCCGCGACCGGTGCTTGGGCCTGCACTTCTGAAGAACGACGAGAGGATCCGACAGATTCTCGGGGTGGCAATGCTCGATGCCATCGTGTCGGGCCAGCGCCTGGGCTATCGCTTCAATCCCGTCTACGGTGTTGGCCAGACACCGAACGAGGACTAGGTCGCGAGCATCACCCACACGATGAGCGCGATTGCGGCGAGGCTGGCCACGCCAACGAGCACGAATAAGCTGCCCACGAGCGCCAACAGCCCGCGCAGCTCCCAGGGCATCGCCGTGCGGAAGAAGGGCGCGGTGGGGTGGCGCGGCAGGATTTGCTGGCGCGGGTACTGCGCCCAGCGGAAGTGATCGGCCAGCCACTCTTGCGCGCGGAACGTGAGTGATCGCATGTCAACTGTCATTTTACGCGGGATTGCACGCTAAAACATGAGCTTCGAAGCCTACAGCGTTGCGATTCGGCTGCGTCTGATCGACAGCGTTTCCAGCGGCCTGATCAGCATGGCTGGGCAGTTCGCGGCCTTCAACCGCCATGTCGGGGCCAGCCAGGCGAACCTGAAGGCGCTGGAGGGCTCGCTGCAGCGCATCAAGATGATGGGGCTGCTGGGCGGGGCGATGCTGGGGGTGGGCGGCGCCGGGCTCTATGCGCTCCGCGGCCCGCTGGAGGAGGCCAAGCAATTCCAGCAGGAAGCTGCGCGCTTTGCCTCGCTCGGCTTCGGCAATAAGGTAAATCGGGATGCCGAGCA